CAGGTGCGGATGCTGCCGCCGATGCGCCCTGGACGCAAGAGTGGACGGCGCCGGGGCCGGTGGCGGATGCCTTCTACTGGGCCGACGACATGGTGTGCCTGCTGCGCGGGCCGGTCGGCAGCGGCAAGACCACCACGAACATGCGCAAGCCCTTTCGCCGGGCGCTGACCATGCCCCGATCGACCATCGACGGGGTGCGGTATTACAAGACCGCCATCGTGCGGCAGACCTATCGCCAGCTGTGGCAGACCACGATCCCGAGCTGGTTCGAGACGGTGCCCAAGAGCATGGGAAAATGGGCCGGCGGGCGCGGCGATCCGGTGACGCACAGCATCCGGTTCGAGGACGGGCACGGGCCCATCGAGTTCATCGCCGAGTTCCTGGCCTTTGGCGAGTCCGCGGCGGAGATCGAGGCCAATCTGCGCGGCCTGCAGACCACCGACATGAACATCGAGGAGGCCGACACCACGCTGGTGGACCTGTTCAGCACCGCGGTCGGCCGTGTGAACCGCTATCCCGCCCGCAAGCATTTCCAGGGCGGGGCGTTCTGCCCGAAGCCCTATCCGCGCGAGATGTGGTCCTATGGCCAGATCAACATGACCTACAACGCGCCGGAGGAGGGCAACTGGATTCTGGCGCTCGAGGCCGCGGCCGGCGCCTCGGATGCCGAGGTCGAGATCGACGCGACGCTGGCGGCCGATCTGGCGACCGCGATCAAGCGCAGCAAGGCGCGGGTGCGGTTCTTCCGCCAGCCCGGCGGGCGCGAGCCCGGGGCGGAGAACACGGGTAATCTGGCGCCCGATTACTATGATGCGCAGATCATGGGCATGCGGGCGGCCGGGCGGTCGGACAAGATCAAGCGGCTGGTGGACAACCGGATCGGCTACAACCGCAAGGGCGATCTGGTGTTCGAGACCGAGGGCGAGACCCGGAAATTCAACGAGCTGGTGCATGTGGCGCGCGACCCGATCGAGCCGCATCCGCATTTCCCGCTGCGGATCGGGCTGGATCAGGGGTTCTTCGGCGCCGGCATCGTCGGGCAGGTGTTGCCGGGCAACCGCTGGGTGATCCTGGCGGAGATCGGGGCCAAGAAGCGGATCTTCGCCCGGGATTTCGGCATCAAGCTGATGGAGCTGCTGGAAGCGCGATTCCCGGGGATGCCGGTCGAGGGTGTCTGGGCCGACATGGCCGGCGAGGCGGAGAATGCCGCCGGGCGCGAGAACGAAAGCTGGAACGAGGCGGTGGCCCGGGTCACCGGCCTGAAGATCGAGCCGCAGACCTATGGCCACAACCGGATCGAGCCACGGCTGAACGCCATCCGCGCGACGCTGGACAGCTTTCGCAACGGGCAGCCGGGGCTGCTGATCGACCCGCGGTGCCGGATGCTGATCCGCGCCTTCATGGCCGATTATGTCTGGGCCGAGGAGGTCGACAAGGCCGGCAACCGGACGACGAAGCCGAAGAAGGCCGGCAACCGCGCCGCCGATTACATGGATGCGCTGGGCTACCTGCTGTTGTCCGAGCATGACGGCGACGGACAGGTGCCGGTCACCGGCCAGCCGCGCGGCATGGAGCGGCGCATGGGCGAGCAGAAGCCGGCGAAAGACGCATGGAGCACCGCCTGGGATGCCGTCGGGGCGCTGGGCCAGCAGCAGGAGGGCGGGCTGTGGCGGGTGAACTGATCCGGGTGGTGGACGAGTGGGACGATCACACCGTCCTGTGGCTGATGAACGCGCTGCGCGGCGAGGACCGGCGCGAGATCGCGGCGACGCGCGGCGTGTTCAATGCCGGCGACCTGTTCGTGGACTGGCGGCTGGCATGGTCGGCAACGCTGGCGCGCGGGATCGTGCGGGAGGTGTATGGCTTTCCCGTGGCGATCTTCGGGGTGGTGCCGATGACGCACGGCGTCGGGCAGGCCTGCCTGCTGGCGACCGATGCGCTGAAGCCGGGGATGACCCGGTCTCTGGTGCATCTGCTGCGGCGGCAGTGGGAGCCGGTGGTGCGGCGCGACAGCGGGCTGCACCGGATCGAGGCGCTGTCGATCGAGGGGCACCACGGCGCGCACCGGCTGTTGCGGGCGCTGGGCTGCCAGCACACCGGCACCCGGGTGGCCATGGGCCGCAACGGCGAGGATTTCCACGAGTTCACCTGGCTGAACCACGACCTGATCCGGCAGAGGAAGGAGAAACTGCAATGTGCATGATGGGAGGTGGCCCCAAGCCCACGGCCGCGCCGCTGATTGCGGCGCCGGGGAGCGACGCCGTGCGGCGGCGGAGCGACATGGAGATGCGGATGCGCCGGGCGCGGTCTGGGGCGGCGGCCGACATCCTGACCGGCCCGCTGGGCGCCGCGCCGGCCGCCATGGCGGCGGGCGCCGCCCCCGCCGCGACGCTGGGAGGCATCTGAGATGGAAACCCCCGTCCAGACCGTGGGCCAGCAGGCGATGACGCGGTGGGAGGACCTGAAGATCCACCGCGGCACCATCGATGCCGAGCGCGAGGAGATCGCGCGGTTCTTCGACCCCTATGCCGCGGGCATCCAGACCCAGCAGGTGCCGGGGCAGTGGACCGGGCGGGGGCTGCTGTCGAGCTTCCCTGTCGTGGCCCGCACCAATGCGGCGGCGGGGCTGTTCGGCACGCTGAACAACCCGGCCAACACTTGGTTCGCGCTGTCGGTCGCCGACCGCGACCTTGCCTCGTGGCAGCCGGCGGCGGCATGGCTGGATTTCGCCACCGCGCGGGTGGTGCAGTCGTTCACGCCGGCGGTCAGCAGCTTCTACAGCGCCACGATGACCACCTATGGCGATGTGGTGACCTTCGGCAATGCCATCCAGTATGACGAGATCATGCTGGACAAGCGCCGCATCAAGGATCTGGCGATTCCGCTGGGACAGGTGGTGTTCGACATCGATGACGAGGGGAACCTGCTGGAGACGATCCGGCGGTTCCCGGTCAAGCCGCGGGCGGCGGTCAAGCTGTTCGGATTCGACACCCTGCCGGAGCAGGTGCAGAAGCTGGCCGAGCGCGGCGACACGCAGGACCTGTGGTTCCTGCACTGGGTGCAGCCCAACGACCAGTTCATCGACGGGCGGCTGGGGCTGGCCGGCAAGGCCTATGTCAGCGTCTATGTCAGCGAAACCGGGGTCGCGCAGGTGGGCGAGGCCGGCGGCAATTACGAGATGCCCTATTACCACCCCGGCTGGCAGGGGCAGGCCGGCGAGATCTACAGCCGCGGGATGGCCCATATCGCCCTGCCCAGCGCCCGCAAGCTGGAGCTGCACGAGCGCAACTTCCAGCGGGCGGCGGCGCTGGCCGGCAACCCGCCGATGGGCGTGGCCGACACCCGGTCGCTGCGGGCGGGCGGGGCCATCGCGCCCGGGCGGGTGATCGTGGGCGCGCGCAGTCCCTCGGGCCAGCAGCTGGTGGGCGAGATCCTGTCCTATCGCGGCACGCCGATCAGCAAGGACGCCATCGACGCCGCCATCGATGAGTGCCGCGATGCCATGCACTGGTCGCTGATGACGCTGGCCGGGCGCACCGGCATGACCGCGACCGAGATCGTGGAGCGGTCGGAGGAGCGGCTGCGGATGATGGCGCCGTTCCTGGGCAGGCTGCAGGACCAGTTCCTGCTGCCGAAGATCGAGCGGCGCTTCAAGATGCTGATGCGCACGGGGCAGCTGCCGCCGCCGCCGCCCGAGCTGCGCGGCCAGACGGTGGGGGTGGAATACACCAGCGCCGCGGCGCTGGCACAGCGATCGGCCGAGGGTGCCGCCACCCGGCGCTGGGCCGAGGATCTGGCGCTGGTGGCGCAGATCGCGCCCGAGGTCGCAGACACGCTGGACCCCGATGCCTTCGCGGCCATCCAGCGCCAGGCGCGCGGTGCGCCGGCATCGGTGATGCGCAGCGCCGAGGAGGTGGCGCAGATCCGCCAGGCGCGGGCCGAGGCGCAGCAGCAGGCGCAGATGGCCGAGATGGCGAAGATGGGCGCCGGCGCCATGCGCGACATGGCATCCGCCGGGGAGGCCGCGAATGCCGGTGCTGCGTGAATACTGCCTGCAGGCGGCAAGCTGGCTGGCCGATGTCTGGGGCGGCGAGGCGCGGCGGGTGCAGCGCCGGTGGCAGCGCGTGCTGGCCGACCGCCCCGACCTGCAGGCCGATCTGGCCGATCTGGGGATGCTGAACACGCTGGACGTGGACCGGCAGGGAGAGCCCCTGTCCGCCGCCCAGCTGCATTTCCGCGCGGGCGCCCGGTTCGTGGCGCTGTCCCTGCTGGGGCGCGCGCGGGTGACCGAAGCCGAATGGGACCATGCGACAAAGGGAGACGGTGATGAAGGACTGGGTATTCTGGAGCAGACTGGCAAGGGAGGCCGCTGATGGCGGGAATACTGGAGCTGGCGCTGTGGCCGGCGGCAATGGCGGCGGTGGCGGTGCGGGAACTGCCGTTCCGGCGGGGGGTGACCCTGCTTCCAGCGGAGTGGGTGGCGGCGACGCGCTGGGCGGAGGTTCTGCTCCGGCCGATCAGGGATCTGGAGGTATTGGTGGCGGCGGCGCGGGCGGTGGCAACCCTGCCCAGCCCGGGGCTGCGGGCGCGGATGCTGGGGTCTGGTATGACAAGCTGCCGGATGCCGCCAAGCAGGTCCTGATCGGGGCCGGATACCACACCGCGGCCGATCCGGTCGCGGCGCTGGAGAAGGTGCTGGGCAGCTATGACCATGCCCAGAAGCGGCTGGGCGTGGCGCCCGACCAGCTGGTGCGCAAGCCCAAGGACGGCCAGCCGCTGGACGAATGGGTGAAGGCCAACGGCCAGATCTTCGGCATGCCGGAGAAGCCCGAGGACTACAAGCTGGCGGCGCCCGAGCAGATGCCCGAGGGCATCAAGTGGGACGAGGATCTGGCCGGGCGCATCGCCGCCAAGGCGCATGAGGCCGGGGTGCCGCCGGTCTATGCCCAGAAGATGGCCGAGCTGCATCTGCACGAGATGGGCGCCAGCCTGCACAATGCCGAGCAGCTGCTGGCGACCCATCGCGAGAGCACGCTGCAGGAGCTGCAGCGCGAATGGGGCCAGCAGACGCAGGCGCGGCGCGAGGTGGCGGCCATGGGCTTCCGCGCCATGGCCGAGAAGGCCGGGCTGGACGAGGCGCAATCGGCACAGGTGGCCAGCGCGCTGTCGGGCCAGATGATGAAGGGCGGCATGGGCCAGCCGGCGGCGGATGCGGCGGTGGTGCGGATGTTCCACACCATCGGCGAGGCGATGGGAGAGCATGCCTTCAAGGCCCCGACCGCCGGCGGCGCCGGGGTTGCCGGCCTGACCGGGCGCACCACGCCGGGCGAGGCGCGGCAGCGGCTGGACAGCATCCGCGCCCCGGGCGGCGAATATGCCCAGGCGGTGCAGCGCGGTGACAAGGCGGCGCAGGACCGGCTGATGGCCGAAATCAGCACGCTGGCCAAGGTCATTGCCCCGGCGCCCGCGCCGTGAGCCTTGCGGCCGAGATCATCCGGCAGGCCCGCGTGAAAGCGGGCCTGAGCCGGGAGGCGCTGCGGGAGATCCACGGCGTCTCGCCGCCGCTGTTGCGCGCCATCGAGGATGGCGAGCAGGCGGTCGGCGGCGTGTCGGCGGTGCAGCTGGCGCGGATCTGCGGGGCGCTGGGCATCGACGGCGAGGACATGATGGCCGCCGTTCGGCACGAGCGACTTGACAACGGGGCCAAAATACCGCAGCGATGATTCTCGGGCGGGGAGTCCTGCGGGGTCCGCTAGGCCGGGGTAAGCACCCGGGGGGTAAGCCACCATACGGCCAGGTCGGGTCCGGCATCGCCGGGGAGTCCTCCGAAACCAAGCACACACCATGCAACCGTTTCGAGAGGGCTCAGGATGAGCTTCGAAGTCAAGATCCAGGACCACCATGTGGTCGAGTTCGCCGCCAAGGCGGACCTTGCCTATCAGCAGCGCGCCAGCAAGATGCGGTTCGTCTGCGACGAGAAGCCCTGCCAGGGCGAGGAAAGCGCGACCTTCCACGAATACGGCACCATCGAGGCCGAGGATTTCGAGGGCCGGCTGCAGCTGAACCTGGACAACCCGGTCACCCGGCGCCGCCGCTGGATCCAGTATGACAGCGAGTTCGGCCAGGGCGAGCACCTGCCCGAGGCCGACAAGTGGCGGCAGGCGATGGACCCCCAGTCCAAGCTGATGATGACGCACACCGCGGCGGTGTCGCGGCGCATCGACTACGAGATCCTGAAAGGGATTCTGGGCACCACCTATTCCGGCAAGACCCCGACCACGGCGCACACGCTGGGCGCCGGCAACACCATCGACGTAGCCATCGGCGGGGCCGGCAGCGGCCTGAACATCGACAAGCTGATCGCGGTCCGCGAGGCCTTCGGCATCACGGATGTGGACATGGAAGCGAGCATGCGCCCGCAGGCGTTCATCACCTGGCGGCAGATGACCGACCTGCTGAAGATCGCCGAGCTTCGCCAGAAGGACACCGGCATCGATGCCGAGACCGTGCAGCGCACCGGCAAGCTGATGAACTACATGGGCATCGACTTCACGCTGGTGTCGCCGAATGTCTGGCGGTCCAAGGCCGAGCCGGCGCCCAACACCTTCTGGAAGGACAGCGCCACCAGGTCGGTGCGCTATTGCCCGGTGGTGATCCCCAAGTCGATCACGCTGGGCGTGTGGCAGGAGGTGCGGGGCCGCATCTGGAACGACAGTTCCAAGCGCAACGTCCCGGTCATGGAGGTTTCGGCCAACATGCACGCCGCCCGCGACCGCGAGGAGGCCGTGCTGCGGGTCGAATGCACCGAGGCCAGCCCGGCGTAAGGCCGGCGCCGCGCGGGGGCAATGGTCCCCGCGCCTGTCCCCATCCCATGAAGGAGCGCCGAAATGGCCGTCGTTTCCACCAAGTCCAGCGCCTATGCGCAGGGTCCGGCCGGGGCCACCAAATATGTCCCGGTGGACAACCGCTTCACCGCCGGTGCCGTGCGCGTCGCCGCCGGTGTCGTCGCCAACGCCGCTGGCGACAGCCAGAACAGCGTCTATCTGCTGGCGAAGCTGCCGAGCAATGCCGTGCTGCTGCCGCAGACCACGCTGGACCTGCAGGACCTGGGCTTTGCCGCCTGCAAGCTGGGCGTCACCGGGGCGATCACCGGGCTGCTGACGGTCGCCGATGTCTCGGCCCTGTCGGCCGTGTCCACGCCGATCGCCATCTTCGGCGCCAAGTGGAACAAGCCGCTGTGGGAGGCCTGCGGGCTGTCGGCCGATCCGGGCGGGGATCTGGACATCATCGTCACCTGTGACGGCGGCAATGCCACCGGCGCCGGCACGGTCGATTTCGAGATCTGGTTCCTGTCCAACGTCTGAGGGGCCGTGTCATGGCCCTGGGCCTGAGCAGCGAGATCTCGATCTGCCAGCGGGCCATGGCGGCGGCCGAGCACGATCTGCCGTTCGCCGGGTTCACCGACCCGGCGGACGGCGCCTTCATGCTGCTGCACTATCACGCGGCGCGGCAGCATGTCCTCGAGGCGCTAGACTGGTCCTTTGCCCGCCGCTGGGCGGTGCTGGAGCAGGTGACCGGCCTGACCGGCCCGGTGCTGATGCCCTACGGGTTTCCCGTGCCGCCCGACGTGATCCGCATCCGGCTGGTGGACGATCCGCGATCGGCGCGCTGGGTGGTGTCCGGGCGCCATGTGTTCGCCGATTGCGAGGGGCCGCTGCGGGTGCGCTATACCGCGCAGGCCGACAACCCCGGCGACTGGCCCGAAGGCTTTGCCTCCTGCGTGGTCGCCTATCTGGGCGGGCTGATCGCGCCGCGGTTCACCCGCAGCCAGAACCGCGCCACGATCCTGTTCGAGCGGTTCCAGGACCTGCTGGACGCCGCCGCCGCCGCCGAGGCGCGCGAGCAGAGCGCGCAGCCCGCATGGGACTGGGACGATGGCACCGACCCCGCTGCCGGCCTGGGCGCCGCTGCCGGCTGGGGATACTGATGGTCCAGGTCGCACCCCCGCAGATTTCCTTCGCCAGTGGCGAGATCGGCCCCCTGCTGACCGAGCGCAGCGATTACCAGCGGTGGCAGAACGGGCTGGCGCTGTGCCGCGGGTTCGTGCCGCTGCCCGAAGGCGCCTGCACCCGCGGGCCCGGCACCCGGTTCATGGGCTATACCCGCGGATCCGGCATTGCGCGGCTGCTGCCCTTCACCTTCAGCACCGGGGTCAGCCGCATGGTCGAGTTGCTGGGCAATGCCGCCCGGTTCTGGACCGATGCCGGGCCAATCCTGTCGGGGGGCGCGCCTTACGAGATCGTCAGCCCCTATTCGGAATCGCAGATCTTCAACCTGCAGCGGCGGCAATCGGCCGACCGGATCTATCTGGTCGATGGCGAGCAGGCGCCGCGCCGGCTGAACCGCTTTGGCGACACCGACTGGACCTTTGATGTCGTGCCTTTCGAGGGCGGGCCGCTGATGCCGCAGAACCTGGACGAGGCGCGCACCCTGCAGGCCAGCGCCGCATCCGGCAGCGTGACCCTGACCGCGAATTTCGACGCCTTCGTTGCCGGCCATGTCGGGTCGATCTGGCGGCTGGTCGAGCTGGACCAGTCCGATGTGGCGGAATGGGTGGGCAACAGCACCATCAGCACCGGCGATCTGCGCCGGGCCGGCGGCATCGTCTATGAGGTGGTCGGCTTCGACGGCGCGGCCGGCACCACCGGCGCCGTGCTGCCCACCCATACCAGCGGCACGCAGGCGGCCTATGCCGGCGGGCCGCAGTGGGAGCATGTCGGCAGCGGCAATGTCGGCAGTGTCGCACCGCTGGTGGCGGACCAGCCGGCCGTGCTGGGCCAGCGGTTCCACCAGGTCGCGGCCGACGAGACCTATGAGCTGGCGAGCTTTCCCGCCGGCACCGGCAACACCGGGGTCAACCCGCCCGCGCAGCTGGAGGGCAGGTGGAAATCCGCGACCGGCGGGCCGATCTGGGATGTGGTCAACGACGGCGACGGCTGGGTGACCATCACCGCGGTCAACAGCGCGACCGAGGTGGTGGCCACCGTCGGAAAGCGCCTGCCGTCCAGCGTGGTGGCGGCGCCGACCTATCGCTGGCACGAGGGCGCATGGTCGGAATACCGCGGCTGGCCGCGGGCCATCGCCGAGGCCGACCAGCGGATGATCTATGCCGGCACGCCGTCGGAGCCGCGCACGGTCTGGTTCACCGCCACCGGCAGCCGCACCATCATGGCGCCCGGCACCAATCCCGACGACAGCTTCGCCTATGGGCTGGCGGCCAGCCGCGACCGGCTGGACCCGATCATCTGGCTGGAGCGCGGCACCGGCGGCGTGCATGTCGGCACCGCCGGCGCCGAGATGTTCATCCGGTCGGAAAGCAGCGACACCGGGCTGACGCCTACCACGGTGGGTTTCGACCCCACCACCAGCCGCGGATCGTCGCCCGTGCAGCCGGAACTGGTGGACGGGCAGCCGATCTTCCTGGGCCGCACGCGCAAGCGGGTCTATTCGCTGCGCTACAGTTTCGCCGAGGACCGGCGCGAGGCCGACGATCTGGCCCGCGTCGCGCACCACATCTTCGGCACCGGCATTGTCTGCACCGTCTGGCAGGAGCACCCGCACCGCATCCTGTGGTGCGTGCTGGAAGGTGGCGAGCTGGCCGGCATGAACTGGTATCCCGAGGACCAGATCGTGGCGTTCCACCGCCACCCGCTGGCCGGCGGCCATGCCGAATGGGCGGCCGTGCTGCCCGATGCCGAGGGGCGAGAGGACCGGGTGTGGCTGATCGTGCGCCGCATCATCGACGGGGTGGAGCGCCGGTGCATCGAGCAGGTCGCCCGCATCTGGGTCGATGACGCGGCCGAGGACACCCTGCCCTGGCATCTGTTCTGTGCCGTCGAGGGCAGCGGCTCGGGCGTGACCGAGATCACCGGGCTGGCGCATCTGGAGGGCGAGGCGGTCTGGGCATGGACCGATCGCGGCGCCATGTCGGGCATCGTCACCGCCGGCGTGCTGGCCCTGCCCGCGGCGGTCGACCGCTGGGTGGTGGGGCTGGATGCCGCCGGCGATCAGCACATGCGCACCCTGCCTGCCAATGGCGCCGGGTCGCGCGACGGCGGATCGCATGGCCGCCAGCGGCGCACCAATGCGCTGGGCATCACCTGCCATCGCACCGCCGGCGGCAGCGTCAATGCCATCGGCGCCGATCACATGGGCCTGAGCCGCGCCGGCACGTCCCGCCCGCTGGTGCAGCCGCGGACGGTGGGCGAGATCTGGGGGCCACCCGAAATCCGGGATTTCACCGTGGATCTGCCGATCGACAGCGGCTGGGGCAAGCGGGTGCAGGTGGACATCCGGCCGGCGCCTGCCGCCCCCCTGACCGTCCTGGCCGTGGCGGTCACCATCGATGTGAGCGACAACTGATGTGCGAGCCCACCACCATCATGATGGGGATCAGTCTGGCGATTTCGGCCGGCATGGCCGTCGCGCAGGGTCACCAGCAGAACAAGATGCAGCAGGCCAATGCCCGCATCGCACGACAGGAGGCGCAGCAGGCCGAGGCCATCGGCGCCATCGAGGCCACCCGGGTTCGCGACCGGATGCGCCAGCAGATCGGCCTGCAGACCGCGCAGCTGGCGGCCCGCGGCGCGCAGCTGGACAGCCTGACATCCCTGCAACTGGCGGGGGAGGCCGGCGAGGAGGCCTTCCTCGAGGAGCAGGCCAGCCGGGTCGGCACCCAGAGTGCCGCCAACCGTCTGCGGCAGGAGGGGAAGATGGCCGAGGCGCGCGGCCGGCTGGCGCTGGCCGGCGGCGTGGCTACCGGGGCCAGCCAGTTGCTGCAGGGCGGTGCCAGCATGTTCGGTGGCGGAATCGGCGGCGGCGGCGGCGGCGGGGCCACACGCGCGGCCAGCAGCTTGGCGAAAGTCGCCTGACATGCCCATCGTCATCCCCACCGCCGGCCGGGCCACCCCGCAGATCACCCCGCAGATCCGTGACGACAGCACCGGGCTGGCCGGCGCGCTGGCGCCGGCGGCGCGCAACGTCGC